CCGCGTCGGCGACGGCGTCCTCTACGGTGAGTTCTACATCCGCGCCGACAGCGACGGCGATGGCGTGCCGGAGCTGCGCTACATCTGCACCATGGGCGAAGACCACGCCATCGTGCGCGACGAGCCCGCCAACCGCATCAAGATCGCCTTGTTCAGTTGCGATCCCATCTCCCACACCCTGGTTGGCGACAGCATCGCCGACCTCACCATCGACATCCAGCGCATCAAGACCAACATGACGCGCGGCGTGTTGGATAGCTTGGCCGAAAGCATCAACCCGAAGACGGTCGTCAACGAGCTGGTGACCAACCTCGACGACGCGCTCAACGACGACCTGGGCGCGGTGATCAGGACCAGAGGCGACCCCTCGGCCGCCGTGCAATTCGCCACGACGCCCTTCGTCGGTCAGCAGGCCCTGCCGGTCCTCGAATACCTCGACGCCGTGCAGCAACGCCGCACCGGCCTCTCCGACGCCGCGCGCGGCCTCGACCCGAAGGCGTTGCAGAGCAGCACCATGATCGGCGTGGAGGCCGTCATCAACGGGCAGCAGGAGCGCACCGAATTGGTGGCGCGCGTCCTCGCCGAGACGGGGTTTAGGGATTTGTTTCACGGCCTGTTCAACGAGATCGTCGAGAACGAGAACCAGAGCCGCACGCTGAAGATCAACGGCTCCTGGCAGACCTACCACACGTCGATGTTCGACGCCGACATGAGCGTCGAGGTCAACCCGACGCTGGGCAAGGGCAGCGACACGGTGCGGATGATGACGTTGCAGCAAATCAAGCAGGACCAGATGATGGTCTTCCAGCAATTCGGGCCGCAGAACCCGGTCGTCGGCATCCCTGAGATGCTCAACACGATCACCGACATGCTCGAAATCGCCAACATTAAAAACACCGGCCGGTACTTCAAGACGCCGCCGCCGCAAGTCATCCAGCAGATGCAGACCGCGCCGCATGAGCCCGACGCGATGACCATCGCCGCCAAGGCCAACTACGAGAAGGTGAAGTCGCAGACCGCGAAGGACATCGGCACCCAGCAATTCAACGCCCAGAAGCAGGCGGCCGACGAGGCTTTCCGGCGCGACAAGCTCGCCCAGCAGCAGGCCATCGACGCCGAGAAGCTTCGCTTGCAGGAGGCGCAGCTCGCCCTCGACCATCAGGTCGACATGGCCCAGGTCGTCGTCGACATGGCCAAGGCCACCACGCCCGACGCGCCGCCATCGAACGACAATGGAGGCTTGCCCTCATGACGATGGGCCTCACCTTGAACACCTCCCCAATGCAGATGACGCCGCAGCCGCTGCCGTCCTGGTTGCAGAATTACATCCGTACTCGGCCATCCTACGCAGAAGGCCAGATACAAGGGCCGCAATGGGGGGCGCTCGATGCGGCGAGAGCGCAGGTGCCGCCGCAGCCGCCCAATCCGCAGGTCGATGACATCCAGCGGCTGTTCTTTAATCACATCATCCAGCGAGCGCCTCCTAATCCAATTCCGGCGGGGCCGGACGTAGCGGACGCCATCCGGCGCGGCCTTTTTACCGCTGGCGACGAGATTTGAGAGGCGGGACGGCGGCGGCTTGCCCGATGCGTAAAATCGAAGTATTCATCCAAGCAACCTGCGAAGTTGGCATTGGGACAACTTGGTTGCCGAAGATCACATGTCGGCGACACTGGGCGGTAGAGAGAAAATCGAGAGCTTAAGCGAGCGCCGGGAACTCTCGGCCGCCGCCAAGGCGCTATTGAACGATCCGGCCTTCGGCCACGTCTACCGCCAGCTTCGCAATCAATGGTTCAACGAACTTCTGGACCTGCCGAACGCCAGCGTGAAGCAGGACGAATTGGCCGCCCGCCTGCGCGCCCTCGACCTCATCCCCCTGGCGCTCGGCGCGCTCCTCGACAATTACCGCATCGACGCCCAGCGGAGCGCCCGCCATGCCTCCTGACGGCATCGATGAGGCCCGCGAGGCGTTCGCCCAGGAGATCCCCCAGGCCACGCGGCAGCGCGATGTGTCTGGGCGCTTCGTCTCGACCGCCAAGCCCGAACACATCTTCCAGCCGCGCGAGACTGAGGGCGATGAGTTCGGCGACACGCGCGACGGCGGGCCCGACCCGCGATTGCTCGAACACGAAAGGAAGGTCGCAGATGGCCGGTCTGAAGAAGGGGACGCCGTTCCGAAGCCCGCGAAACGTCCTCCAGCCCCCGCCAACGACAATGACGGCCCAGCCGAAGATCAGCCGCCAGAGCGCATCGGGGAAGAGCCCGACGATGCCGATCCAGACGCTGAAAAACCAGACAAGGGGCCCGGCGCCGATGGGGACGAAGGCGAAGACGCCTCCCCCCGGTACAAGGTCCAGATAGACGGGGCCGAGGTCGAGGTCAGCCTCAACGAGGCCTTGCGCGGCTACCAGCGCGAAGAGACGTTCAACCACCGCATGCGGCAGATGGTCGAGGTCGCCAAGACCATCGACCAGCGCGGCGCGGAGGCCCAACACGCCCGCGACGCCTACATCCAGCTCTGCACCCACCAAGAGCAAGAGTTCGCGGCGCTCATCCCCAAGGAGCCCGACTGGGACCAGCTCTACCGGCAGGACCCGGCCGCCGCCCACCAGCTCGAAAGCAACTACAAGGCCGTCTACGGCACGCTGAACCAGATCCGCCAACGGCGGGTGCAGGCGCAGCAGGAGGCCTACAACGACAACGCCCAGCGCAGCGCGGCCTATGCGCGGGCCGAGTTCGACAAGTTCTGCTCCAGGAACAAGCTCACCGATCAGGCGAGCGTCGACAAGGCCATCGGCTACATGCGCCGCACCGCCAAGGAGGCGGGCTTCTCCGACGATGAGATCGGCTCGACCTACGACGAGCGCATGCTGACCGTCCTCAACAAGGCGGCCAAGTACGACAACATGATGCGCAACAAGCCCCTGCCGGTGCAGCCGGAGCGCAATGGCGCGCTCCAGCCGGGATCGGCCCCGCGCGTCGGCAATGGGGCCGCGCGCTCCATGAACGAAGCCCAGAGGCGGCTCGCATCCACCGGCCGAGTGGACGACGCCGCCCTGGTGATGGCCCAGTTCCTGCGGCCTCGATAATAAATCCGGGTTCAACCGGAGCCTATAGGCTGGCATAGCCAGAGCCCCACAGTCTAGCCGTTCGGGCTAGAGACATATCCAGCGTATTCGCTGGAGACAGTCCCTCTTTCCCGAAAGGATATACGCTGTGCCTAAGGTCACAAACGCCTTCACTACTTACAACGCCCAAGCGAACCGCGAAGATCTCAGCAATGCCATCTACAACATCGACCCGTTCGACACGCCGGTCATGTCGGCGATCCGGCGGCGCAATGTAAAGAACAGGATCTTCGACTGGCAAACCGAGTTCCTGCCGCTCGTTAACCTTGGCAACGCCCAGCTTGAAGGGTTCGCGCTGGCGAACAGCCCGTCTCAGCCGACCGTCCGCCGCAATAATGTGACGCAAATTTCGGAACGCGACGCGACCGTCTCAGGCTCGCAGGAGGAGAGCGACGCGGCGGGCAAGGGGAGTGAGATGGCTCACCAGATGGCCCTCGCCGCCAAGGTCTTGAAAAGCGACATGGAGAGCATCCTCTGCTCTCGCCAGCAACGCAACGACGGCAATGACACGGGCCCCACGGCGAGGACCACAGAGGCCTTCTCCCACTGGCTCGGCCGCGCCGTCGACAAGAACTCCACCGTCGCCGCAGCGGTCGCGCCCGGCACCGTCGTGACCGGCCTGCCGGTCGCGGCCACCGACGCCTTCGCCGCAGTCGCGGCCGGGTCGCAGGTGACCATCACCGAGGCGATGCTCGGCGATGCGATGCAGCTCGCGTACCAGAATGGTGGAAGCCCCTCCATGTGGATCGTGCCGCCGGGCCCGAAGCGCACCATCAGCACCTTCACCGGGCGCAGCACATCGCAGGTCCTGGTCGGCAAGACCGAGGTGGTCAGCACCATCGACGTGATCGCGACCGACTTCGGTCGCGTGAAGGTCGCGCCGTCGCGCTGGCTGCAGCCTGACATCGGGCTCTTAATCGACCCCGACTATGCAGCGGTCGCGTTTTTTAGAGCATTCAGGCAACTGTTGATGGCCCGAACCGGCGATGCCGAGACGCGGATGATCGTCTGCGAATGGGGCCTGGAGATGCGCAATCCTTTGGCGCATATTCTCTTCAATGGGATCAAAAAGTAGCAATTAAATCAATGGGTTGAGACTATTGTTCTCTCAACCCATTGTCAAGGCGTTTCTTGATCCGACGTGGAGGCCGCCTGTTGTGAGCTTGTTCTTTCATGGTCACCCATCGACAATTGCCGGGTTCATATCCCCGGTCGTTGTCGATGCGGTCGAGCGTCAGTCCCGGCGGCGGCTCGCCCATGTCGGCGAGGAAGTTTTCGAAGATCTTCCACGGCTCGTAGATCGTGATCCCGCGCCCGCCGTAACTGGCAAAATTTGCATCGTTTGGGTTGAGGCAGCGGTTCATTATCGCGGCCCAGCGGGCGTAGATCGAGGATCGCGCGCCTCTGAGCGTATGGCCGTGCTTGAGGTTGCGGGCTGCAAGTTCCTCCCGGTGAGAGCAACCGCAACTGGTCGTGCTTCGACCCAGGTTAGCGTTGCTGGCGATGGCTTCGGTCCCGCAGTCGCAGATGCAGACCCACTGAGAGCCGCCCCTCCGATGGTTCATGTGGGAAAAGCGGACAGCGACAAGGCGGCCAAACCGCTGGCCGGTGATATCTTTGAAGGCGGGCATAACGGCTCCGACGACGAGCGGTTGTGTCAAGAGGCGGCTCGTCGTTTCAGCGGCGGGCCGTCTCGCGTTTCTACCATATTTTGCGGGCGTCTCCAATGACCGAGCGCCGCACGATCTACCGCAATGC